TACATTCTTGATGTACATCTCAATCACTTTTGAAGAATTAAATTGAGATATGCGGTCTTCACCAAAAATCTTGTCTTCATTAACAAGAGTTCTTGGCATATAGTGTAAATCAATCCCATAAACCTTGATTGACTCAATGATAATATTTTCAATGAGTTTTTGGTCTGGTGTACTCGATCCGTAGTGATTAAAATAATGATTGGTAGCCATCTTATCCTATTAGAAAATCATCGGGAAGCTGATACTTCAGTTGAACCTCTTCTTCTATTTTTTCTATTTCTTGTACGGCATCGTCATAGAGTTGTCTTCCATTCAGAGTTATCCCGCCAGGTAATTGCATCCCTTCAAACTTGATTAGATTTTGACCCCATTGTTTTTTGAAAAGAGCTGTAACATATCTCTTGAGAAACATATCACCATAGACATCCGAATATGTAGCTGGATCTGTTATTGTATAACATTCCGCAACTATGAAATCATCAATACTTACATCTGTTCCCCATCTAATATCCAAATATAATCTATCTGTATGACGATTGAATCTAAACCTTGGTCTGGTATTAAAAAGATGATTGATTTGACTTAGATGTTGTTGAGTAAAAACATAGTTACTCATCTGGGCACCAGTTCCCATTCTATAAAGGTCATTTAATGCATACTGATAATTTACCGAAAACATATTAGTAGTACTGGCTGTGGTATCATACATGGGAATAACACCCTTTATTCCAATAATGTTTTCAGTAATTGAGATGTATTGATTATCAAAGTCACCAAGAGAATTTGCAGTGGAAGCGTGGGTTGTTGCCGATGCTCCACTCGTTGCACCTGTTACAGTTTCATTATTTGCAAAGGTGGTAGTAGTATTTGCATAATATGTGTTTCCATCCCCTCCCGATTTTACTTCTGGATTTTTATATCTGATTGTAGTATTTGCACTATGATATTCATGGACTGTAGCTCTTACTCCACTTGTTCCACCAGTAATTGTTTCACCTGCAGTAAATACAACATTTGCAGTTAGTTTAAGAGTAGACCCTGTGATTTGATGTTTTAGGAAAGTTTGTTCAGTTGCATCAAAATGATATTCTTGAAAGTATTCAAGAGCATCATCTATTCGATCTTCCATTTGATCATCATCAAGATTCAACTCTACTACTGGATGGCCAAGTTGTCTTTTAGCATAATCTTTAAGTGTTGCTCTAGTAGTTGGTTGTGTCATTTTGTCGCCTCCTCAGAAATCGTTATAATTCCTTGTGCCAATCTTTCTACTATTGTTCCACCCGATTGAGTATACTCCACATCATACACATATTGGCCAGGAGCAAGAGCCGCTGTTTGAGTTGCAGTCAAAGAAATGGTACAATTAGACCCCGAAATAGCAGTAGTAAATGCAACAACATTATTTGATGAACCAAAAGATTGTCGCATCTTACCAGCACAAGTACCAGAAGAAATAGTAACATTTCCACTGGCAGAGTTTTGTGCAGTGATTACCTTTTCAAACGTACAACCTTGGTCTAATACCATGTTGACAGTTTGTTTTTTAAGAGTGAGTGCCATTTATTCCTTACCTTGTATCTAATGGGTAATTATTTGCCCAAAATTCAGTATCATCTTGAGTGAAAAAATATTCTTTATCCTTCATATTTGAAAGGGCCCTCAGATCATTACTATCTGAAGCACCAGATGTTATATTAGAATAATTACTTTTATCTACATTAGCAGCTCTATTTGGATGGTGACTTGGACTCCATATCCATGTGTTCGTGGCATCCTTATCATTTTCTGTTGCCCATCCAAGAGGGTCAAGAGCAAATCCTTCTTCTCTATCTATATTTCCTTGTAAGTCTGATTGAGATAATGCTGTATTCGTTACCCATGTACCTGCCCAATTCGACTTAAATACAAATGATGAATCAGCTCCATCACAGAACGCACCAAAAAATGTTGAACCCGCACCAGTATCTTGGTGGTCACCTCTGTAACCCACACCTTGAACAAATCCTAAGTAATTGCTCTGTTGATTGGATGCCTGTATATGATGCCATTCTATTTCTTGTACTTTTCCTGTCCACAAATTTGTTTGGTAGAACTTAAAGGAATCCTTAATATTTTGTATTAATTCTGCTTCAGTTTCAGACCTTGTACTAGGTTTCCAATATCCCACAGGCCCACCATTGTATACACAAGTGATCTGATACCACATGCGTATATCATCATCAACTTCATTCGGATTCATTGTTTGATAAACAGTTGTACTATTATTAGCATTCTCAAATGGATCTTGATAACAACCACTAGGATCTGTTTCACTAAGAGTAGTATTTGCTGATCTTCCGTGAACTATCTTCAGGTATCCATCGACGCGATTGTAATTATCTTGATTCCTATTCCAATGTCCTATTTGAAATTTAAGTCTACCATGAATCTGTTGTAATCTCCATCCACCACCTCGCGACCTAGAGGAATGATATGGTGTTGCTGCCCAAACTGTTCCTTGATTGTCTATGTCATAATCTACGTTTGTATCAGGCCTAAAAGGTGATGAAAATGTTGAAACAACAGTAAATGGTTTTCCAGTTCTTGCTTCACCATCGGATAGAGCAGCATAACTACCAGTACTCCAAGTTGAGGTATCACTATTGTAAGTATTAGGATATTGTACTAATCTCATCAATGCTTGATCCCATGCATCATGACTAGTGTATGTTCCCTCTGCCACTACTACATCTTTCATTTCCTCAATATCTTGATGATGAGGCCCTTCCATTTCATACCATCTGTCCTCACCACTATCTCCCCATTCGAGATTTGTTCCCGCACCTTTCCAAGTGACTAATCTATCTTTATTACCATCATTTCTAAGAAAGTCAGTCCATCTAGTAGAACCCCAATAACCACCAATATATACATGGTCGCGGGTAACTTCTGGAGAAATAGTTACATTGCCTTCTACTAATCGTTCTACAGTTGTTCCACCAGATTGTGTATATTCGACATCATATACATATTGACGATTTGCAAGAACATTGGCAGTATCTGTTGCTGCCATTGAAATAGTAACATTTGAACCAGAAATAGATGTAGAAAAATTCTGTATATTGTTACTGGAAAATTTGGAATGTCTTAGTTTGGCAGCTACAGTGCCAGAAGATATGGACACATTACTACCTGCAGTATTTTGTGCGGTAATAACTTTTTCAAACGTACAGCCCTGGTCTATGTCCAGATTGACAGTTTGTTTGTGTAGTGTGAGTGCCATTAAATCCCCTTGCGATTATAAACCTTTCCATATATTTAGTAATGGAAAGGACTTAGGAGATTAAGATGGTTCAGTCGGCCAACCATCACCGATATTGACAGTGATGAGTTCAGTAACAGTTGTAGTTGCAGAAACTGCGGTTTCGTGTGCTGTGGCCTTGGTTCTTACTCCATCTCTGTATGTCTGTACTGCAGAAGGAATTGCAGTTCCATCGTCTGCCTTACGAACAACATACCAATCATAAGGTTGAAGTTTTGAACCTTGAATATCTTTTACCTCTTGAATCTTAGTCCACTGTAGACCTCTTGAATGGAGAGAAAGGTCACCAGATATGGTAGTTGAAACTGCTGGAGAAAGAGCACCTGTCCCATCGGGTTTAATTCCTCTTACAGTATTTCCACTTGCCCAATTTCCTTTGGTTACTTCCACATGCAGTTTTCCTGCTTCTTTAGAGATGATGTTACCTGTCTTACCTGCAGAACTATGATTTGCACTACTTGCAATCTTATCTCCATCAGAAAATCCATCAGAAGAAGCAACTGGAATCGTGTAAACATCCTTCAAAGGTTTTTCAGTACTTGTGTATGTACCTGTCACACCTGTCACATTATCATCTGCATCTTTAGTGACTGCATAAGTTGGACCAGATACATTGTGATGTGTTGAATCACTTGGTTGATTGGCCATCGTGATAGACCAAATCTTCAGAGCTTTTAGTTCTGCAGAAGACCAGAGAGAAAATATACTTGCAGGATATTGAACACCATCTAAAGTGATACCCACTGGCCTCATGTATAGTTGAGCGATTGTGTCGTTATCGTTGAGTCTTGCCCACATAGTTAATTTCCTTTAAAGTTATTACTGTTATATTTATAAACTTTGGTTATCTTGCATTAGAATACTTGAATGGCATTTCAGCAAAAGCCATGTAGATAAAAGTTT